ATCCTCTCTCCAATTATAATGATCTTTGACAGTTTTATCTGTTTTATAATTAAGTTTAAATTCACCTGGACCTGTATTAATTCTTCTTCTATTTACTTCTTTAACATAAGCATCCTGTTCATCTTGACTAGCTTTATATTTTCCTGATTGCATTTTTATTTTTGTATCCATAAATTGCTTATCAGTCATCTCTTCACCTAAATCTTCTCTCCAATTTGATGGTGACGGTCTTAATGGTTTTGGTTTAATAATGTCCACTGTTTCTATTTCTGTAAATTTGATATCATCAGAATTCCAATCTTGAATTGTTAATGCTTCATCTGTAATATTTTCATCCATATTATATGATGCATTTAATTTCTTATTTTTGCTAGTATTTTTATTTATTTGCATTGCAATAGTTTTTTGTTTAAAAGCATCTGTACCTGGTGTTTCTTGATTAATTTTTTGTGCAGTGGTTGCTAGTCCTTTATTTAATTCACCCTTCATAGCATCTGGTACAAGAGTATTTTTTGCCAAAGCATTTTTACCTACATCTTGTACAAATTTACCTAAATTTGGAACAAGACCACCAGCATCCATTTCTAATTTAGCACCACCTATTTTACCTAATTTACTAATTGCATTTGCATTAAATGATTTAACAGTTCCTGCATCAGAAATACTCATATTCTTTAACCCACCAGCACCAGTTCCTGAAGTTGTAGTTGTTGTTGCTCGCATATTTCCCATTTTTTCAAGATCACCCTGTATTTTTTGTCTTTGAGAAATATTTCCAAACTCAAGATTATTATTTTTTACAGTTGTTAATTTTTTCTTCATCTCTTGAGATGATGGAGCGACTTTAGGTGCTGTGCCACCTAATTGTTCAACCTGCATAGATTTTTTTCTAATGTAAGCATAAAAAACTTCTTCACCCTTCTTCTCACCATATTGATCCTTAAAATTATCCATCATATCATCAGACTTTTCATATTTTTTCTTCAACATTGTATCCTTTCTCTTTTGAGCAGGAGTCATCTTTTTTTCAACTAATTCATCTTCTGGTTGATAAGATGCATTCATATTTTCACGATATCTTTTTAACATACTAGGTGTCATATTTGGATCACCTTTTCTTTTAGTATTGATTTTGCCTGGCACCGCATTCTTTAGCAATACATCGAGTGGTTTGACATCTGTAGTTTCCTCATCAACTAATTTACCATCTGGTTCATATTGTGCTTTATCTAAATCAGGGTATAAGGGTGGTTTACCATCAAATTTCTTTTTAACTTTTTTACCACCAGTTAATCTTTTTATCAACGCATCTAAATTTACTGTGCCATCATTACTATATTGTTTAGCCATTGCTAATTCATCATTACTATCATTACTATATTTTTTATCAATACCAGAACCAGGCATTAACTGACTATCTGAATGATAATTTTTATCAAAATCTTTAAGATTTTTTACTGGGCTAATAAACTTTTTGTTAACTTTCTTTTTCTTTTCCTGTAAAGAAGAAGTTTCTTTTACTTCTTCTTCTTGGACTTTTTTACGCAGTTTGGATACCTCTTTCCAAACATTGTTTTCATTCCTTTCTTTTCATATCCATCCCAACACTTTTCATCTAAAGTTGATCTCCAATCATAATGTTCTGATTTTGTTTGCTTTTCACCTCTCATAATTTTTGTCAAATTTTTCACTTTACCCTTATCAACAATTAATGTGTGTCCACCCCTACTATCCTGATAAGGAACGTCTTTCTTTGCAAATTTTTTCGCTGCTTCCATATCATCATCAGTTAATTTTTTACCATAGGGGGCAATAACAGCAGTTGAATCAGATTTTTGTATCTTTGATTTATCCTTGAGTGCACCAACACCTTTATACTGAGGATTACTTGGCATCAACTTACCATCCATCTCATTTATTTGATATTCGACTTCTTCCTTGCGACTGTTGCCCCAGTTTGCAGCACCTACTTTACGACACTTGACTAATGCACCAGATGCATACGCACTTGGCCAAACTGAATATCTCGACTTTACTTTATGATAGCAAGCATCTTTTGTACCACTACCTTTTCCTTTCTTATCCTTGACTTCATTAAGATCTATTTCTGTTTCATCTGTATCTTCTAAAATAATATCTCCTACCTCTACACCATTTTCTGCAAACCAACCACGATTTACCTCAATTGCATATCTTATATCTCCATCAGGATATACTGGTATTGGGTTTAGTGGATCTAACTCTTTGATACTTTCAATTATGCCTTCTTCGTTTATAAACGCAATATCAAGAGGTATGAAAGTGTTCTTCATATGGAAACAATGAAAATCAGTATTTTCAAATATGAAAAGCATACCACGGTCTTGTTCCAAACTTTCACGGAACATTAGACCTAATCTAAATTCTCCATCGTTTTGTGGAACTTCAAGTTGAAGTGGTAATGAGATAAATTCTTCTTTCATTTTCTTTTTTTTCTTTTTAGATTTTTTCTTGTCAGTTGAGACATAGGTAGGTTTTGCAGCACCTCTTTTAGATTGCTGGTTTGGATCTGCCTTTTTCTTTCTCCTCGCTGCAGATAATCTCTCTTTCTTACTCATACTTGCTCTCTTCGCAGAAGAAACACATTTAGGTGTTCCCTCACCTGGTTCATCGCTTGCACAAGTTCCACCTGTAACCACGTTGACCCATCCACCTTTACCGTCCTTGGATTTAGAACCCTTGAACCATTTATGAAGTGAACCTTCTTTTACATCGTCCTTACTATCAAGATAATCTGCAGCAGTATCCAAATAATCAGATGCTTTAGTTATCTTTGATTGTACCCATGCTTTGAAGTTTTCTTTTTTACGTGAATGCTTTTCAATACGTTTAGAAGCTCTACTTGCAGTTTTCAACTGACTACGAATCATCTCTGGTTCGTGATCACCATGCTTTTCTTCATTCATTGCTTTAGTTTTCTTCTTCATCGAATTGATAAACTTTCTATAAACAGCTGCTTCAGCAGTTTTACCCATCACTCTTGCTCTTTGCTCCATAGCAATCGCTGCTTGAATTTTATGAGCGTGTGATCGACTTGATTTCCTAATTTTTGCCACACTCGCTTTCGCTGTTGCGACATCCTTAAAACCAAGTCCATGAATAGTTCCTTTAGGATCTTCATCAGTATATAAGTCAGAATGTTTTTTAGATTTGGCAGGTTGTCCTTTCTTACGAGGAATACGAGGACTTGATGCTTCACCTAAAGATTTCTTTTTCTTACCATCACAATGTGCTTTCTGACTAAACCCTTTTGGATTATCACAATTGATAGACTTTTTATACTTATCTGACCAACCCTCTTTGACTAAAAATCCGTCTTCACGAACTTCATAACCATCAGGAATTGGTTTACACTTTTTATCAGTATTGCAGTAGTATTGTCCCTTTTTACAGGAAGTCTTTCCCATCTACAGACTATTCAGAGCTATTATTATTTAGCATTCCGTCTTTTAACATCTTTTGTAACTCAGCAGTGCTGCCAACAAATAAAGCGTTGTTAGTTACGTTACTCTGAGTTTTTGAATTATCTTCCTCAATATCTTTTATTTTTTTGTGTAGATCTGCTAATTTATCTGTTGTATCTGCGACTGATTTAATAAGTTGTCCTGCAACTTCATATGCTCTTGGACTTGCAGTTTCACCTGCAACTTCCATAATACCATTTATTGCTTCTTGACCTTTCTCAATTAGTGAGTATAAATTTCCCCTTGTATAATCATAATCTTTATCTACATCATTTGGTTTGATTACTTCCTCTGCTTTTACAATAGCATCAACCTCAACACTATCATCTGTGTTGAAAGTATCATTTAGAGAATCGTAACCTTTTGCCATTAGATGTCTACCTTCCTTGTAGGACTAAACTCTTTTGCATCACCAAAAAATGAACTTGTTTCTGTAAATCCAAAATCATCACCTGGTTCTATTAATACATCATCTTGAGTATCTATAACATTATCCTCATTATAATCTTTTTTCGCTTTTGGAACGACAGTGTATCTTTGAACTCTTGATGCTGTTCTTGTATTTGTATCTGAATAGTAATCCAACTGAACTTTTTTGATAAGACCCTCTGGAGTATCTGCAATATGATTGAAGAAGAAAGTTTTAGCAGTGAATGATAATGTGTATATCAAAGCTCTTCTGGTAACAAAGTCCCCCTCATAATCATCTGATTGTGCTATGTTTTGCAATACCATTGGAATATCTCTTTTTTCTCCAATAGATTTTACTAAATCAATCGATATATTGAAACCTGGTTGAAAAAATGGTAATATTTGCTCTAATATTTGTAATCCATCATCTTGTAATTTAACTAAAATATTTAAATCAAATCCTAGATTATATGGCACAGGCATGAATACCTTTTTCATCTTATTATTATTTACGTCCTGTGCTTTGAATGTTTGTGTTATACCTGCTTTTCTGGAGGAATCGTATGATATATTTGTAATCTCAAAAGACATTCTAGGTAATGTAATTTGAGTTGCCTTATTTAATTCTGCTTGTTGTGTTATTCTTGCTAAAAACTTTTGTCTAGGACCATAGGCAATTGGCACTTTTATTTCAGATATAATATTTCCTGCACCATCATCATGACGCACATGAATATCATTAAACAGTGTGCCAAATGCAATAACTGTTTTTCTTACAATTTCGTGATAAAAATAATTACCTAACATTAGAAACTACCAAATGGATTTGATTCAGAGAAGTCAATTAACAAGTCTGCTTCTGACTCAAATATATCGCCTTCATTATATTTATCGGTGCTGTCATCCTTATCGTAAATAGAAACACTGAATAATGCACCAGATGTAAGTCCCTTAATATCCTCTCCTTTAAAGAATCCTGTTGTTGTAGTACCAATTCCAACATTACTAATTGATAATATACCAGTGTCCTGATCCCAATTCTTAACTCTTGCTTGTGTACCTGAACGCATTCCTTGAACCACTTCATTAAATTGATATGTTCCAATTCCACTAATTGTTTCTGGATCTGCAATAGTAACTGTTGGAGCTGATGTATATCCTTTACCAGCGTTTTGTACAAATATTGAATTAACACGATTAAATCCATTACCAGCATCACCAATTGATGCAATTCCAATGGCACGATCACTAGCAATACCTGCTTGTGGATTTTCAATAGTAATCACTGGAGCAGTTCCAAATCCAATACCATTATCAGTCATAGTAAATCTAATAACACCTTTAGAATCAGTAACAATTGAACAAGTTGCTGCTGCACCAGTTCCTCCACCACCTGAAAAAGTAATGATTGGTGGAGTAGTGTAATTTGCACCAGCGTTCGTAATTAATACTTTTTCAATTGATCTAACACCTGCTCTCTCTGTGGTAAATGCCACTGCAGTTGCATTATCTCCTACTTGACCACTAGGAGAAGTACTAATTGAAACAACTGGAACTCCTGTAAATCCAGAACCATCATTATTTAAGAATATTTCACGAACATAACCTGTATCAATTGATGCAACTGCTGTTGCTGTTCTCCCAACTCCTACAAGTTGTAGTGTTGCGATATATCCTTCATCTTGAACTTGAGTGTCAATAATATCAATAGAAGTGTCGATGACCTCATCTTCGTATTCAAAGAGTTCACATTTCAGTTTATAAACATATGTATTTCCTAGTTGATAAAATGGTTCTTCGTGTTCTACAAATTTTATTTCAAACAATCTTTGTCCAAGTGGAAAAAATACTAGATCACCCTCACGAGGTCTTGACGATAATTCAATATCATCATCAGCATTCATAAACGGAGCAATAAATTCTTCAAATCTTTCTTTTGAAATTGTAAGAGTTACTTCATCTCTTAAACTCATTCCAAATTTTGTTAATACATCACCTGCTCCTTGATATCCCTCATAGGTATCAACATATGCTTCAATCGCAAAATTATCATCAAATTTAGATGCTTGTACTTCCTCAATAATTGACGCTTGATTTACAAATTTTCTTGGTATATAAGTTATTTCTTGACCATAAATTTTAAGATGTTCATTAACTAAATTTTGAACTAATCTTTGCTCTTGTCTAGAACCTTGTAAAAAATAGGGATTTAATGCCATTATTCATCACCCAATAAAGTCGAGAGGAGGTGTCTCAAAGTCCTGTGCCATCCTTGACGTTAATGCCTCTAACTCTCTAACTCCATCGTCGTAAATTTCTCTACCATTCAATTCTATACCACCTGGTAATTTTGTGCCTCTAAATTTTATTAAGTTCATTCCCCATTGTTTTTTCATTAACGCAACAAAATATTTTTTAACAAATGGATCATTATAAACTTGGTTATATTCCTCTGGATCAAGAGCACGAAAACAATCAATAACAATAAAGTCATCTAATTGTTGTGCTCCCCAATCAATATCTAAGTATAATCTATCTTGCCTCTGATTAAATCTTATTTGTTTATCACTTGTAAGTAAAAAATCAATATCTTCAAGATATGATTTAGTCATTGCATATTGTAGTAAATTTACTGAATTAAAGTAATATAGATCGTTTAAAAATAACTGATATTTGATACTAAACATTCCACCTGAAATAGAACTTGTATCAAATTTAAAAACTTTGTTTATACCAATTACGTGGTCTGGAACAGCCAAGTAGTTTGATGTTTCATAAAAATTACTTGATACAGTTGTTGCACTATTAGTTGATATACCACTTGTAGTTACTATTCCAACCCCATCTGTTCCTTTTGCTCTTCCTCTATCTAAATCTTCCTGAGTAATTTTATACTTGAGATACATCCTCTCAATACCATTATAATGACGCTCATTA